CTCTCTTAAGACTGCGTTAGTTGTCTCCTCAATCATTGAGACACCAGCAGTTACCATATGGAATTTATCGACAATATTCTGTGATATATCTTCTAATTCTGCATAGAGCATGAAGCGTTCCCACAGTACAGACTGCTCTTCACCAACAACAGTTGACATTACCTTTGCTGCCTTCAACATCTCTGCACCTAATGTTTTCTTATTAGGTGTTCTATAAACTTGAATATTCCCAACAAGAGCTTCAACAGCTTCTTCATTAGAAGCATAAAGTCGTCCTGTAGTACCTCTACTAAAGATCTCAGAAGCACCTTTAAAGTCACCAGGATTTTCTTTTAAATATGCCTCTGCTCTAGCTCTTTGATTAGCTATACCTTGCTCTAAGGTATTTAACTTTTGCTGTGCATCAAATTCAGTTGTAGGTTTTTCTAGTTTTGGTTTTTTCTTTCTTTGTATAGTTCTACGTTGCTTAGCTTTTGTAGATTCACCTCTAAATGGTTTAGCTGCTGCCCTTCTATCGGCTAATTCATTACCGTCAACTACTGCATTTCCTGATTTATCAGTTGTAATAGGAGCTTCCACCTCAATAGGAGAAGCTTCTTTAGGTATTTGACCATCTTCTTTAATAGGTGGTAAAGCTTTTTGTGTCTCTGGTGTAGTACCAAATAAACTAGGTCGTGGATCTGATTTTTTACCTGCTTTAATATCTCTAACATCTCTACCAGCTTTTAACAGTCCCTTCATTCCAGGGAACCATTCTTGAAGATTCTTACGCCTTCCAGTAGGAGATAAAGTTAACTTATCATAGGCATCTAAAGTCTTCTCAACATCTCTAAGACCCTTCTGAGTTCCTTCCTCAACCATTACTCTAACTATATTTAAGAATCTAACTAAATCACTAACAGTACTAATAGGGAACATTCTATTCTTAGCACTTACTCCTTTTTCAAACTTATCCCAAGCAGCAATTATTCTATCTATAGCTACTTCTCCTTGTTGACCTTCTGGTAAAGTCCTTAAAAGCTTTCTCCAACCTTTCTTTCTAGCCTCTGGTATTTCTCCTACTTGTTCTATAGCTTGTGGAAGACTTAAACCTGCAGTTTTCTCTTCAGGAACAGCACCTACGTCTATAGTTTTTTCAGCAGCAGGAACACCTTCTTCAACAGCTTCTGTAGCACCTTTCTTAGCACCTCCTTCAGTACCTTCTGCAAGCTCATCTAGCCAAGGATCAGGTTCTAAATCTCCTGTTAATTTTTCTATCTTTCTTGTATCACCAGGAACATCTAAAGCTGCAGGTTGCTCAGGAACAACAGGAGCCATCCCTCCTTTACCTATGAGTTTATGATGTAGTTCGTCTACTTCTTGAACTACTTTATTCATATATTTTTCATCTAAGCCACCAGTAGCTCTAGCTACACCTACGTCATTAATTATTTGACGTAGTTTTCTCATAACAAAACCATTTACACCAGGAAATTGAAGATCTATTTCACTTGTTATACCTTTAGCTTTTAATAGTTCTCTACGTTGAAGGTCTAATTCTTCTAAACGTTGTACTAAAAGAGTTGCATCATTAATAGAGTTATTAAAACCAATCTGACCTTCATCTATTTGATCGAAAATACTTTCTAATTCTTCCGATATACCTTGACGTAAATCAAATACATCACCTTCACCTAGTAAACCCTTCTGCTCTACTACCATAGAGCCTCTAGCTTTTCTTAATTCCTGTAAAATTTGTAAATTTTTAGCAGCATTTGCAGCTTTGTTATACTTAGCCTTATTTGATCTAGATTTAATCCAATTAGGATCTTTTCTTATTTCACTTTCATAAGCCTTTACACGAGCAGTTTGATCCTTTATTTTCTTAGCTATTTGCTTTTCTGTATTAACAGCATATTTCTTTTGAATCTCATCAATCTGAGAATCTATTTCTTTAACATTCTCAACTAAAGGTTCTGTTTCTTTAAAACGTTTCTGAAGTTCTGGTACACCTTCTGATAAAGCTAATTTCTTATTTATAAAGCTTTGAGCACCTTCTCTAGAAGAGTAAGCAATATTAGATGCACTCATATCAATCAACCGATTCATCTCGGTGTTGACCTTCCCTAGTTGTACCTCAATACCTTCAGCAGTTTTCTGCTCTACTATAGGTTCTAATTCTTTTTTAACTTCTGGTGCAACTTTATTACTTGCATTTTCTAAAGCAACTTTAGGATCTACACCTTTTTGAGCTACGTCTCTAAAAGCATAATTAGCAGTCTTAAATAAGCCTCTTAGACCAATCATGGCTCCTAGAGTCATAGGCCATTCTTTTATAGTTTCAACAGCTAAATTAAAGTCCTCATCCGTATCAGCAGATATCATATTCATCATATTGATACGATCTTCAGGAGAGGCTACTTGCTGTATTTCATTTATTCGTTCATGCCAAGACTCTGGTAAATCAGGACGAATGAACATCATATCTATGCCTATTTCATATAGACCTTCTTTTAAGAACCAAGCACTTGCGCCTTTATATACTTGCTTTAAATTCCTTTCTGTAATACCTTGCCAAACTCCATAGCTTGCAGGAATATTTAGTGATAACTGCTTAGTTGCTGTACCACCAACAAGATTAGGTACTGTTTTACTTAAACCCCTTACACTACCTTCAAATGTAAAAGCAGATATTATATCAGCACCTAATTTTCCCCAGAAACTTGTAGGTCGTAAAGCCTTCTGAAAGTCGCTATCAGGAGAAAACATTTCTCCAAATGGACCCCAATCTTTCTGTATACCGTAAGAAGTACCATCTGGCTTTTTACCTGTTTTAAATAAAGCATTTAAAGTTTCTATTGAAGCTTCTTGATCTTTTTCTTTTTGCTCTTCACTTTTAAAAATATCTCTTACTTGTTGGTATGGTAAAGATCTTGTAGTTTTAGCTAGATCGTGTAAAGCAAAAGGAAAATTAACTACATTAGATAAGCCATGAGAAAGCATCTTCCCCGTACCAACCATATTTTTCTGTAAGGGTATAGGTATATCATCGAAAACAGTAGGTGCAAACTGAATCTTATCTGTTTCAACTTCTTCTGTCCAAGGGTCATCTCCTGTCATTACATTCCCTTCTTTATCTAATTTAAAATATCCTTTATCTTTAAATTCTTTAAGAATCCCACTACCAAAAGGAGTCTCCTGTTCACGAAGTTTCTTTTCTTCCTCTTGTCTCTTTAACTCTTCAGCCCATTCCTGTTGATACCTTTCTTCATAGGTATCCATCTCTGTTATAAACTCACGGCTTCCATTACGGAGAGGTAAATAAGCACCCATTATTATTCAGTAGTTATAGGATAATCGTAGAAAGTGTCGTCACCACTTAAGTCTATAGTATCTTCTTCATATATAGGAGTAGCTTCTTGGTAATGAGGCATGAAGTGTAGTTGAAATAACAAATTTTGCATATCAGGATTTAATAGTCCAGAATACTCACCGCTAACATCAAATTGATAAATATCTGAGCCTAAATCTTCTTGATTTGGATCTTGTGTAACAGATATAGTACCGACTTCACCATTCTCTGTTAATTCAGTTCCAGGTTCTAAAAACTGTATTACTGCATGACCAGCTTCTATATCAGTTCCTGTTGTAGAGCCTTCAGTACTATTAGGTAAGACTGAATGATCTCCACCTACACATAAAGAATTACCTTTAGCCAAATATTGACCTTCTTGAACTTCTGTTGAGCCACAATGTCTTATAACTACTCTTGTACCTCTAGGAACACCAGCATAAACATCGTCAGTTTCTAACATAATAGTTAGTCCTGAATCTTCGTATTCAGCTACTGAAATAACTGTACCTGAGAAAGGAGTAACTATATTATTACTTGTTTGTAATCCGTTATTACGCTCAATTTTAAATTCAATACCCTCCTGTGAATCTGTAAATTCTGGATAAATAAATAGACCTTCATCTCTAGCTGTATTACCAGTTTTAGCTACAGGTATTTCACCCCTTTGATTAAGACGTTCATAATCTGACTCCAAAATAATTGGAGGTTTGCCCTTTCCTTGTGAATACAACCTATTTATCTGTGCTTTAGCTATTTCACCTAAAGATAAGTTACCATCTAAAGCGTATTTTATATGGTTTAAATCCTCGTAAACTTTAGGAGAAAGTTTTGTATCATCTCCGCTTAATAAATACGCATTAATTTCGTTTAAAGTAGTATCACTAAGTACAAAATTATTACTTAAATACTCATTAGCATTTTCTTTACCTTCCTTACTACCTGAAGCTCCTTTAACAAAGTAAGGTCTAGCGAAAACTGACCAATTTTTAAGATCAGTGTCATTATTAACTCCATTAATCCATCCCTTAGTGTCATCCCATGTGTCAACACCACCTATAGGAATAGGCATCGTTCTACCAAAAGTTTCCTTATTGGTTGGGTCTACTCCTCTCCATAAAGTAGGGTCTTTGTAATTAGGCTGCTCATAAAATAGTCTTTGAGCATCTGCTAAAATCTTTGATTGATTTTCAGGTAATAGTCTTTCATGAGGTTCTAATTTTAAAAGTTCTTGTCTAATGAATTTTTTAGCTTGACCCTCTAAAAGTAAACCAGCAGCGGCAGAAGCATCATCTATTAGGTCGTTTATTTCTGGTAGAAATTTTGTGTTATTAGCTAGTGCTTCTTGATATACATTACTATTTTTAAAATTCTCTTCTAAACCATTTACAAGTTGAGTTGATAAAGTATCAACTTGATTTTCCATCTGTTGAGCAGACTTCGTACTATTAGCAGAAGTTTTTGTTAATAAATATTTATGAGAAGCACCATTTTGAATAGCGTCAAAAAAGTCTCCATAAGTTCCATCAAAACCATAAGGTTTCATATCAAGATCTTTTGGTATATCATCTACATCTGCATAAGGTGTAGTAGTTAATAGCTCATCTATTATCTGCTTATTATCTCTAGTAGCTTCTGATGATTCATATCTGAAGAACTCAGGTATCTTCTCATCTATTTTCTCCATCCAAGTTTTATATGTATATCCTGGAGGGATATTTACAGGATTATTATTATCATCTAGAAATTGAGCTTTAACTTTAGCTCTATAAGCATCATGTTCTTCTTTACCATTTAATGTAGGAAAGACTTCTGCATAGTTTTTTTCAACAAGTTTTAGAGCTTCTTTAGCTCTATTCTTCTCTTCTTGATTTGCCTGATTTTCAAGCATCGTTCTCATACGAATAGCTTGATTCATCTGGTAGAACAGAGTAGTTCTTAAAGATGTACTCTTACCATCTATATTTCGTTTGAGTTCTAATAAAGATAAACCATCAGATGTTTTTACTTTCTCTAAAGCTTTCCAGTAATAACCAAAATGAAGGTTAGTAGCTACATCATTATAATTATCACCATCTTTATTTAAGAAAAGTCTTGGTGCATAATTAAACCACAGTGAGTTATATTCCCTTTCACCTGCTTTATTTAAACCACCTGTTCCATCTCCATTCTTACTATATAAGGGATTATGTTTAGCAAAAGTAGTTTTACCATCATTATAAGCTGTTTGCATTTTCACATGCGAAAAGCCAGTTAGTTCTTCAAGTCCTTCACTATTAGCTATTGGTTGATAAAGAGCTGCAGATCTAAAGTTATTTATTGCACTTTTAAAACCTAAATCTTTATTTTGTAAATCCTTAAGTTTATATTCTTCTTTTAAAACAGCTTCCTTTATACTTTTATCTGCTACTAATAGTTTTGGATCTACATAAGCAGCTATATATTCTTGAGGTACAGTATTGTATGGTTCTAATAATTGCGCCCTTTTCTTTTGAATAGCTGCAGAACGTTGTTGAACGTCTAGACCAGCTAAAGCTGATGCGTTTTGTGTTCCCCAAACTTCTAAACCTACTGTTACTTCTTGAGCCGCTAATTCCGCATCTTTTAAATTCCAATAATGATCAGCTAAATTATTCCTTCTTAATAGCTGTTCAGCTTCAGCAATAGCATTTGAGTCTTTAAGTCTTTTTGCTTCATCATTAATAAGCTTATTTTTTATCTCTGCCTCTGCTGTCTTTTTATATAATGCATTAACTTTTTTTGCAATCTTTTCTTCATAATCTCTTTCTGCCCAATTACTAAGTGCTGTATGACCGCCTTCAGCACCTATAAAGTTCTCAATTTGTTTAATATTATCCCTTTTATCTTGTATTAAACCGCTATAACTTCTATTATCTAGAAGCTGTCCACCAAGCTGTTGCCATAATTGAGCTGGTCTATCTACACCAGCAGGATCAGAAGCTTTAGCTGGATCAGCCTCTAATTTTCTAACCTGTCTCTGAGGTTTTGGGTTGTAAGAAGCAGTCATTTAATCTTTTTTACCAAAGGATAAATCATATTTATCGGCAGCAGCAGATAAATCCCCTAAGAAGGAATTTGCTACTTTAAATGCCAAACCTCCTGGGCCTGGTCTATCAATAGGTTGATAACCATCTAATGCTAATGGTTCTTGAGGTTGGACAGGATCATTAATAGGTTTTGGATTATAAAATCTTACTTGATTAGAAGTACTCTCTGCTGCGGCTGCGTTAGCTTCATGCTGTCTTATCTTATCAGCTATACGCCATTTAGTAGTTAACTGTCTATTTCCTACATTCTCTAACCATTGATTCTTTTGAGCAGCATCAAGTCCTACCATCGTTCTACCCACTGCTATACCCTTTCCTCTATTTCTAACTTTCTTTTGAGCTGATTGAACTATATTTGCAACTCTGATTTTATCTATAGCTATATCATCTGTAGCTTCTTTTTCATACCACTGTCCTTCTACATCAGCCATTTTATCTTCTAAAATCTTTGTCTGAGCTGTCCTTACTTCACCCTTATAATCAGCTTGTATCTTAGCCAATTCTTGTTCGTAACCCTTTAACTGATTAGCGTAGAACTGTGCTCCATGCCACTGATTCATTTGATGAGAATAGTTTCTATAATTCGTTTCATTAGTATTAGCCCACTCAGTCCAATATTTAATCTTAGCTCCAGCATTTTCAATTCTTGTATTAGCAGCTTCTACTTGATGCCCAAAAATTGCAGAGCCTATACCTACTGCCATATCAGCAATCATTAATGATGCTTGGAGTTTCGTGGGTTTTGGTTTTACAGTCATTAACCGTACTTACGTGCTACGTTAAAATATAGTCCAGTCCATTCTAAAGCAATGAATTTAGACTGGTCTATACTGTTGTTCATTACTTCTACTGTAACCTGATCGTTCTTACTTTGAATATAGGCACGGAACTTAGCTTCTTCAAAATCTGATTTTTGACCAACAACAATATTTGCATTTAATGGATCTCTTCTATCAAATTCATAAGTAACTTTAGATCTTAATTGTGGAGTAACTTCAACTGTGAAATATCTTGCATCATTATAGTAAATATCCACATAACGTAGCTGAAGTCTACCTGTCCTATTACCGATATAAGTGCTGTCCGTAGCGGTTTTGCTATAAGGCATGAGTTGAGGTGGACGAAACTTGAATGTAAAGGTTTCACCAAATGCCCAAGAAGATCCGCTAAAGTCACCCAAACTATCCAGCACAAAACTATTAACCCCAGCAGGAATAGACGCAGCCACGATCCAACGTTTTTCAGCTTCATTGTTGTCTGTTTTATCTTTTTTAATAACTACAAATTGACTTGGATTTACCGTGTAATAGGGTAAAGTTACTGTTGTTTTGTTAGTAGCCCCACTATAAGAAAAACTAGCAGTACCTATATCTGTTGTAATAGTACTAGATAATTGTCTATCCAATAAGAATAAATCTTTATCATCTTGAGGTGGTCTAGATACGTTAAGACCTTCCAAATAGTATTTAACAGTTCCATCCTCTGTATATTTAGCTACTGAGAAAAGAGTACCTTCTACAAAACTACACCAATGAATAGTCTTATTAGGGAAAGACCATTTATGCCAAGCATTTTGTCTATTAGTTAATGAACCACTAGAAGCCTCCCAGAAGAATTGATAAATATAGAAAGCATCTTGATCATCATTACTAAGTGCAACCATATATTGGTCTGTACTACTAATAGTAAGAGAGTCTAAATTTTTAGGTATATACTTAGGAACTGTCTCGGTGATTACAGCAGTTTGTCCAAGGTTAATACCAACAGTACGGTCAGTAGTAATGAAAGTATGTAACCCTGTGAAGTCGCCTTCTTTAACAGGAAATATAACTTGAGCACCAAATTGTTGAGGTTTAACTTTAGACTCCATACTAATGGAACTAATACGTCCTACGGAAGCAGTTTCTGGAGCAAACGTTACATTATCACCTGAATAAAGTCTGAATTGGTTTTCATTAGAGAAAAGTACCAATTCATCCTGTTGCTGTAATGCATAGTTAAGTACAGCTACATCATTACTAACTGCAGTTAAATCTATGGGATCAGTATCTACTACAGCTAAAGCAGAATTTTGCCAATAATTATAATAATCTCCAGCTTCACTAAGTATTACATTTTCTCCACTTACAAAGCCGAGTCTATTTTTAAAGAAAACTATATCGTTAATAGAATAACCAACATAAGATGGTCCTGGCATTTTGGATTCATCTCCAGCCAGTCTTGTAACCCATCCTGGTAAAGCTATAGAAATACCCCCGTCTGTATAGTTAGTACCGCTAAAAGGTTGGAAAGTAAACCTAATAACACCTGAATCATTTCTGTAATATACAAATGCATGAGGCATTGTATTATCATCTAATAATCCTTTCGCTCCCCATGCTGCTGATTCTTCCCAAGAACCACTAGCAAAATCTCCATTGGTAGTTGTACCCTCTGCATTAAATTTTAAATAATAAGAGCTTTTATCTGCTGTACCATCTGGAGCTACTAATACTGTGTAATTTTCCCAAGCTGTTGAAGGTAACTCAGCAATAGTTGAAACCCGATTTGCAAAACCAGACATCAACGTATTACCTCTAGCATCAGAAGCAACAATACTTTTTATATAATCACTACCAGATGCTAACCCTATAAGTATTTGAGAATCTAAAACAGAAAATGTTAACTTGTTTCCTGTATCTGCTGTATCTAGAGCATTTTTAATTGATGTAGCAATAGCTTTAGAACTAACAACGTTTGCATTCCCACTTGAATCTGTTAGTGATGGAGTAGTATAACTCCCACTAATTGTTGTATCACTACTACCGTCTGAAACTACAACCTCAACTTTATACTCTGAATTATAATCAACTAATTTAACCCAAACTTGAGCTTTAATAGGTTCATAAGCACTATTAACAACTCCAATATTATATCTAGTTAAAGTTTCTGAAGAATCATAAGCTGTAGTTTTTTGAATATTTGTTATAAATACATAATCTTGAAAAGAGGTAGCTCTAAATCTATCTCTTGCTCTACCTGACCCTCTTAAATATTCTAAATTTGTAGTAGTTATATTAGTAAAAATCTGTTCAACTGGTACAACTGTTGGTAATGCACCACTAATAGGCTCAACATCTGATATACCTGCTACAAATGTTTTAGGAGATTCAATTGTAAGAGTTACTGTATTATTTGAGGCTGTAGCTGCCTTATCTATAGTTATAGTATTTGTACCAATATCTACAATTTTTGTACCAGAAGGGATACCTGTTCCTGAAATCCCAGAACCTATAAATATATCAGTAACACTATTAACACTGCTAATTGTGTAACTATTATTTGCTACATTACCTGTCTTAGAAACAGTCCTACTATCATCGCCTACAACAATTAGAAATCTTTCTGTATCACTTCTGTTGTAAACAAAATACCAAGCCTCATCCCATTTAATAGTTCCAGTTAAGTTATTTCCTGGTGTACCATGACCATCATATTTAGTAAGGTTATCTATACGCTTTACAGGTACAGAACCTAATCTCTTTTTTAGACCTTCTACAAGATCACAGTCAGCATTTTCAAGTTCTTTTGCAAACCCTGGTAAAACAAAACTATCTGCTTGTTGATTAACACCTTTATTAAGAGGTCCAATAACTTGACTAAAAAGTTCTCTAGACATTAGCGATTTAGTATATCAGGACCAAAAGTTGTAGTAACACGACCACCATACATATCATCAGGACCACTAATAAAGTTATGGTTCTGTGCCATGTCTTCAGTTCGTTTTAAATTCTGAAGTGCTCTCTCTTCATCTTCTGAAGTATATGCTTCTATACTACTTGAGGTTACAATTCTATTTGCATATATACGAGCTGCTCTAATCATAATATAACGTCTCCCTGACTCAGGTATTGAATCCCAATCTAGTTCTTCTACAACTTGAGCTATTAAATCAGTAGTACTACCAGTCATTGCGACTGATAAACTTGTTCTCAAATCATAAGTACTTTTCACTCGATCATATAACTTAGTACCACGAAGAACAAAACGTTGTGAAGGATAAGAGAGGGGATTAAAACGTACAGCAAGGGTAGCTGCTGATAAAGTTGAATGTCCACTAGCATCTAAAGGTATTGCATCATATAGTCTAGTATTCCATGACCATCCTTCGGTCTGTACCTCTGTACTAATTTCATCAATAATAGTTTCTGCTAAACTTACATCCCCAGTTAATGGTGGGATTAAAGAGTTAACAGGTGATTCACCTATAACTGATAAAAGAGTATTTACTGCTTTTAATTTTGTAGTAGCCATATATTAAACAAAAAGGGGAAACTTTACGCCTCCCCTTATTGTATTAGGTTTTAACTGAAACTTACAGTTTAGTATGGATTACCATCATGAAGTAAGCTTACGCAGCAATCAGGACGGAGTATTCCGTGTCCAACTGCATAGGAAGCAACCATCATGGTGGACTGAGTCATAGCTTTGTACTCAGAACCAGTCATCTGCATTGAGAGGTCTTTAAGTGCAACAGTACCAACGGCTTCTTTTGTGAAGCAAAGACCGAACAAGTTAGCAACACTTGAAGTGTTACCCTGCTCATCCTGCCAGTAGTCGTTGTATCCTGCAGCAGCTTGACCATCAGAACCGTCTCTACTATTTGTATAGTTAGGACGCTCACCTCTAGTTGTAGCAGCTTGGTTATCAAGTCCAACGTATGTCTGTCCAGATGTGTAGCTGTTAATTCCTAAATGGTTAGATAGGCGAACCTCGAAACCAGCAACACGGGCTACATTGTTACCCTTGAAGGTTCCGTTCTGTCCACTTCCACCGTTCCAATCAGTATTAATTGCTCTGTCAGAGTTGATGACATCATAATAGGCGCCTGGGGTTAGAACAACCACACGGCCATCAGATGGAGCATCCTTCTCATCAAGTGCTTGACAAGCTTTGTAAAGGTTCTCAACAATAAGATCACCTCTAGCGTTTCTGTCAGCAGCACCATTCAGGTTAATACCTGTGTATGATGTTCCTCCAGGAAGCTTGTTAAGTACGAATAGACGCTCTCCAACTGTAAACGCTGCATTAGCACCAGTACCAATAGCACTGATTGGGTTAACAACGAATGTTGCTGCACCGTTAGATGGAGCTGTAGTTATAACAGCATAAGCACCAGAGTCTTCACCATAAACAGTTGTACCAACAGCCCAGTAGCTTAGTTCAGCAGTCTGGAAGTTAGCTGACATGGTGATTGTGTTTGTACTTACAGAAGCGTAAGTAGCATTGTTTAACTGGAATCTCTTTGAATCCCAATCATCAACACGACCATCAGACTCAGAAGCAGAAAGAAGTGTACGTGCAAGACGCTTATCATAGCTCCTTGCTAAAGCCCTTCCTAATTCCTTACTATAAATCGACCTCACATCCCAATGAAGTTTGGCTTCATCAAGATCATACAAACTGACATCTGCGATAAGTAGGTCATCAATTGTAA